TTCAGATAAATAAATCATATCTGTCTTGGCTTTTGTAAAGGCGTCTTCAACATTTAATGCTCTAAACACAAATCTAGCGTCTTCCGACAACTGTGGCATTAATTGAGCGTTCATAGCTGACTCTACTGCTTTTTGTAAATATTTAACGTAAGGTTCAAAAATAGGACGTGCCTGTTCTGGGTTTGTCCACATAGTTCTAGGTATTTTAAGTGCCATATGGATTTTATCTAATAAATCGTCAGTATATTTTCCATATTCAAACGCACGTTGCGTTCCTTCTAACTCTTTAATCTCTATGTCATTACCGTGTATAATATCTTCACCGGGTTCTAGAGAATTAAATGCACTAACAATTTCATTAATCTTATCAGGGCCATAGGGCATATCAGGAAGCCCGGCGGAAATGTCGAACCTAGATACGGCATATTTGTTAAGTGCGGCTGCGATGTCTCTTTCTGCATAATCTTTTAAATCTACTAAATATAGTATAGGATGGATATCTGATAATCCATAAGCATAATCGTCAAAGGGATTGTTTTTTAATTCAATAATCTCTTCTTCTGTAAATCTAACATTTTCTTTATCATCACCAGTCTCTTGGTAATAATACATTATTTGACCGTGCTCATTTCTCTTTACATATAAATTTTGAGAAGAACGTAAAACTAAATTATCACCAGTCCATTCTAAATACCCTGTTCCAAAAATTCGGGCATTACGCAACCAACTGTATATTAACATATCAACATTGATGTTGACAAACATTTCTTCAATCTCTTCTCTTTCCTTTTCATTATCGGTTACAATGTCGTAACCATCTTTAACTGCATAAAAACACGGTAAATCAATTAAAGACCTTATCAAAGGGTCAGCTAAGTAAACATTCATATAAGTTCTATTGTCACCAATATGAGGTTCATAATTACGGCCGGGCCATTCTCTTTTAAGTTTTAATCTTCGAATAATACCTTCTCCGTAATCCAAAGGTTTATCTTCTTTAAACTCAGGATTTGAACCCACACTTGCAAAACTTCTTCTAAACCAGTCGCCAAGACCCATAGATAATCACTCTTTAATAACAGCTAAGCTCCTATTAAAAGTTATCCCTATAAATTACGTAAATTCCTTTTAAATGGTGTGTTTCTGCGTCTTCCAGTGGTTATTAACGACGCTCTACTGTATTTTCCTTGCCCTGTATTTGCTATACCTCTTTTAGCAATTGAGGTTCCAGTAAAGCTACCTTGTTCAGGTAACATAGATAAAGAAGCGTGGATACCTAAAACACTACTATCACAATAATCATCGTGCTTTCCAGAAGGTGCCATTATCTTTTCTGTTTTCTGAGTCGCATCCATAACATATTCGATGTCTGTGTGTTCTCTATACCACTTCCAAACTAATTTAGCTGAGTGTGGTTCTAACGTTTCCGGGTTCGGAACTTTGATAAGGCCTTGCTGCATAAATGATACATAATCGCGATAAACATATGTTTTACTCCCCTTTGCTCCTCCTGTAAAAACAAAAGGAAGAAAGTGTATACTTCTTGGTATACATTCCATTCTTATTTCTTGTTCTATCGCTCCACCTATTCCAGTGGCATCAATTATTACTTTTGATGCTTCAAACTTTTCAGCAACCGTTATTATTCTTTCTCTTTGATATGGTATATCGTGCCCACCTGTCTTAGGGCCAATTTCTTCTAAGTATAATAGTCGGGCTATATTTCCGGCATCAGATTTCTCTGTTCGCCATACACAAATAACAGTACTATTAACAGATTTCCCAATGTCAACAGATACAGTATTATTAGTACCCACTTCTCGACCTTGCTCAATTTGTTCGATGGTGTATAATTCATAGTTATCGAAACACCTCCTTAAGTGTTCTGGGTTAAATACGCTTGATATACTTTCCACAAAATCACATTCATATTCAGTCTTCCAATAAATAGAATCTTCACCCCATTCCATCATCTTCGTTAACATATCTTCTTCAGTATAAGGTGCCGAATACGCTTCACCCTTTGATACAGCATCTCTCCACGTGAAATGTAGTCTTTCAAAACTTTCCTCATAATTCTCATCGTATAAATATCTAAACATATGATTGTCTTTATTTTTGGGTGTACCCAAATTAATGAATGGGGCATTATTTGCTATAATACACGGCTCTACATTGTCAATAAACAACTGGTCTGCAATTAAAGGACTCTCATCAACTACTAAAAAAGTAGGGTGTTGCCCACGTATGGACTGTCCTTGATTAGAAGGAGCAACTGGAGCTCTTCTCATCACAGTCCCTCCCTTCATTTTAATATGAGGTTTGTTATGTAGTTTGTAATTACTTACTAAACTATCTAAAAAATTGTTATCTTTAAAGTGACGATATACATAATTGAAAATAAGTGCTGCTTGGTCTTCAGTAGGCGCAATAATAAAAACTAAATCACGGAATCTCTTAAAAAACATATAGATTATTACAGAAACTGATAATGCCCACGATTTCCCACTACCACGTGGGGCTAAAATAGCCATCTTTCGTTGTTTATCTTTATTACCTTTAGGATATGTCAATGATTTAACCACAATTTGCATTTGCAATGGTCTTAACCTTAGTGGTCTTTGTCTATTATCAACTAGATATGTTGAGCAAAAGGCACGAACTAATTTTTCAGTCTTCTTTTCGTCTTTTCTGACTTCATCGAAGAAAACTTCTAGGTTTTTGGAATCAAAGGAATTCCGTCCCGTCAGCGCTGCTTTCAGTTTTTCTGTTTCCTTCTTCACTGGATTCATCATCTTTTAAGTCCCCTAAGAAGTTCATAAAGTTTTCGGTCTTTTTTTCTACCATAGTAGGTATCTCAATATTAAGAGACCTAAACTCAGTATGAATATCGCGAACAATCTGGTTCCGTTGTCGCAATAACTCTGTTCTAGCGTTAACATCCCGAATAGATACAAGAATTTCTTCCCAAAGCACGTCTTCAATAGCAAGATTTCGTGCCAAAAGCCTAACAAGTTCTTTATGACGTTCATATTCTCCTTCACCAACTCGTAGTCTCAACCGAGTTTCGTATTCTTCTACTAAATCTTTCATTTGTATTGCGATTCGGCTCTTTTCTTCTTTAAAGATTTCTTTAAAGCTTTCTTTTTCGAGGGCTTAGGTAATGTACCTCCCCCTCGGGCTCCCGGTAACCTAGTCATCTTTACTTATTCTTCTTCGTCTTCGTCGTCGTCGTCTGCTTCAGGTTCTTCTTCAGCTTCTGATTCTTCTTCAGCTTCTTCTTCTTCCTCAGCTTCTGGTTCTTCTACAGGTTCTTCTACGAGTTCCTCTTCAACAACCTCTTCTTCGACTACTTCTTCGACTACTTCATCTACTACTACCATATCCATCATCTCCAACATTATATCTACAACATCGTGTATACCTTCAAGTTGTTCTGCCAAATTCTGAACTTGGTCAAACAACTCTTTTACTTCGAAATCGTTCATACTTTAAACCACAGTGTCTATCTATTTAAACGTTTCCTTACTTTTTGCTTTCCATCTTATGTTCTTGTTCTTGTGCCTTTGATTCTATCATCTGGGATTGTTTCTGACTTGCATCATTATAATCAATAACAGCTTGTGCTTTTACCTTATAGAATGCAGTCTTCTCAGCTTGTTCTTGTTTCCACACATCAAGTGCATCTTTGATAATTAGAAGGGCTGGCCCACCTAATATAGCTATCAAAGTTGTATATGCTTCGATGTTCTCAAGAACCTCTGGTTTACTAAGTCCGCTGTGTATAACGAACCCTGCAAAACCAACCCAGAGTAAAATTAACGGTACGGCAATCATAAACATAAAAATATCGTTGAAGGTTACTCCTTCTCCTTTTTCTTTACTCATATCATCAGTCCTCCTTTCTTCTTTTACTTTGTTCTTTTTTCGTTTTGGTCTTTTGGGCATACTGGGAAGTTGTCTTACAAAATGTTTCGTTGCAACAACAAGCATCATCAGTAATATAATCGTACCCACTAAAGCAGAAACAATCGCTATCAGTTCCAATAATGTTATTATCCATTCTGTCACTCTTGTTCCCCGCCTTCATCTAATATTTCATCTAATATTATTTCAAGCTTTGCATTCAGATTATCTAGTTTATTTAGTATTTCAGCTATATCGTCGTCCATTTATTCCTCCTTTTCCTTGCAACAGGAACACGAGCATTTCTCGCAACACCCACAATCCATACAACACATTATTCAGGTGCCTCCACTCTTATCCTTGGGATTTCAAACTGTTGTTGATATGTATAATCTTCCAACTCTTCGTCCCATACAAGTAATGCTACCCACATAGACCATTCACCTTCTGTATTATTAAGTTCTTCAAAAGTAAAATTAAACCAATGGTTATCCCAATCTTCACCGTTAACGGTTAAGTATATATCTGACCAGTTATAATTACCAGATTCTTCGTGCCATACGTCTACATAAACTAAAACAGATGCACTATAATCACTACATTCAGCATCTATATCTGTTAATACGGATATACCTTCTGCATCTGGGTCTACCCAGAAAACAGACATATTATCTGTTTCTTCGTTATGCCAGCCGGGATAAAAATGTACTGATGTAGAATTACATTCAGGTTCTTCGTATTCATCTTCGTAATCACACGAACCGTCGTCTTCAGTGGCTTTATCATCATAATTATTAGCATCTATATCCATACAACCATAAACAACTGTTTCATTTGTGCTACCATTGCCGTCGTTTAAAACTACACAACGTCCATCGTCGTGCGTAGCTTGGTCATCATAATTTTCAGCTTCAGGGTTAGTACATCCATATATAATAATTAAGAAATTACAACTTCCGTCATCAAAAGTAGCTTGGGAATTATAGTTAGTAGCGTCAGTTTGTAAACAACCCCCGATGGGACCAATCTCTTCATCACCATTAAAATAATCGTGTATGATAGACATATTGGCCCCCCCACTAAGAAGTGCAAGTAAAACAACAGTAACGATTGTTCCTATTTTTTTACCTACTTGGGTTTCCCCTATCTTGTCAGCAGCCTTACCTATAGTTTCGAATAGTTTTTCCTCTTCTTCATCTGGTTTATTAGGTCCGCTTATACCCAAAATTTCTCGTTCTTCTTCAGATATAACGCTGATGGCACCATAGTCGTCGCTAGACATCAATTGTATCTTCGCTGGAATCCCTTATAAAGTTTTTGTTAGAAAGAAGTCTGTATATTATAATACTAAGCATAGATATTTTATACAAAGATATTACATACTAAGTTTTACTGTAACAACAATTTTATATACTATCAGGCTAATTAACAAAAATGAAAGAAGAAAATAATAGTGTTTCTTTCAACGTCACGATTGGCGATGATGATACACTCAACACAGTAGAGCTAGACAACTGGGAACCCAGTGATATGCGGTTATCGCCGTCGAAAATTAATTTGTTTCTACAATGTCCTAAGTCATTTTATTACAGGTACATTGCGAAACTCCCCGAAAAGCTATCCTTACATTTGTTTCGGGGTACTATCGTACACGACTTGTTGGAAATAATTTTCACTCAGAAATTTAAATATGCGAGTGGATGGCGTACTGACGAACCTGCCGAGTGGGCGGTCTTAGAATTTAGAAAAAGGTGGACCAAACTAAAAACAGAAAAACATTGGCTGTTCGATATGGAAAAAAACGGGGGCCTAGACGGAGACCTGATGGAAAGGGAATCAGTCGATTTGTTGATTAACTTTTGCCACCGGGTACAAAAGAAAGTAGAAGAACTTACTGACTGGAAAGTTGCAAGAACTAGGGATATGGCTTTTAACCAGTTGAAACCGAAATTTGCTGAAATGCGTCTACATAACAAAGAATTTAAGATAATGGGTATAGTGGACGTAGTCGTTAAGGATTTTGAAGACAACATCTCTATTATTGATTATAAAACTAGTAAGCGATACGGGTCTTGGTTACCCGAAGATTACTACCGCCAGTTAATAATTTACTCGTTGTTATATTACGAGGAGACAGGTGTCAAACCGAAGTTCGCTGGAATAAATTGGTTGAGATATGATGACTTGTATATGGTCCACGTTACTGATGATACGTTATCGGAAGCACGTGAGCTAATCAAAGGTATACACGACGAGCTTTCACAACGTGGTACTGATGAAGATAACTTCAACGTAGTACCGCAAAAGTTGTGTAAATGGTGTGCATTCTATAAGAATCCCTGTGAACCGGGGCCTTTGCCACGTTAAGTTTAAATACTTTGGTAAGTGTTTTAGATATCGTGGGTTACACCATTCTAGACCAATTTCGTAAAGTTCGTGCATTGAATGATAACCCACAAACCTCGAGGTGATATAAATGAATGAGACAAACAATAATACTGCCGCAAACAATACAGTAGATGATACAAACACAACTGCTGATATTATTGCTACAGTAGAAGAAAGTGGACTGTTAGAGGAACCAATGGTGTTAGCACTTTTGGCTTGTGTTGCTGCATTAGTAGCTTTTGTGTGTTACACAAATCCAGCTATTAAAGCCGCAGTAATGCCAATTTTGAACAAGTACTTGAAAAAGTACGACACTCAAATTGATGCACTGTTGGAATCGAATCTAACAAAAGCACAAAAAGTTGCTTATGAAAAACTTGATGAAACACTCAAGGCTCAAGTAAAAGACGACCTTCTTAGGAATGTTATCTTAACAGCTTGGGATGAAAAAGACGACCAACTTAAAACTTTAGTTAAGGGCAAAGTTAAATCTGCTCTAGATAACACGAAGTAAAATCTGACGGGGACTAGATTCAAAATTTGTCCCCAATTTTTTTTTCGAATCAAAATTTTACCCGATGTGTTTAAAGGGGTGGGGGAAAGAATGAAGGATTGGCCTCTATATACATAGACGGGAGGATACACTGAAAAGTCGTTTTAGAAGGTAGTATATAAGTAAATTCTTAAGTAGTATATAAAGGACACGGTTTTGTAGATATAAGTATATAAGTAATAAATCTCATCACCAACTATATAACATCCCCCACCCATATAGAATTAAGAAAAAGTGACCTGTCCGCAAATAATCCCTAACACTAGATGCCCTAGTGGATACTTTTTTGATGGGGAGAGGTAGTGAATCACCTCGCCTGAGTCGTAAGACTGAGATGGAATCTTACGATGGCCAAAATTCATAGTGAATCTTATGAGACCACAGTCTTGACACACGAAGATAGACGTCGGGAGTAGATACGGGAAGGTATTACGGAGTAGATTCACTGGTCACCTCTTGGTCTGAACTATATTACCTATGAGAGTAAC